TCGCCATGATGTCCTTCGGCGCGTTGATGCGCTTGATGTCGCGCTTGCTCGCCATAGCGATCCGCTGCACTTGCGGCGTCGGCTCCACGCCGAACTCCGGGGCAAGCTCCATCGCCAAGTTGTAGGTGAACGCCCGCAGATAGCCCGGCGGGAACGCCAACTCGGTCGTAAGCGTAGCCGGCTGCGTCAGCGGCTTGACCGAAATGAAGTGGAACTCTAGCGCGCGTGACGGCACCGGGTAGACGTGAATCGTCACGTCCGGGTAGGTCATGTTGACCCACATGACCTGCGGGAAGGTGCTAGTGACCGTTTTGACCGCGATGTTGTTGTACTGCAACTCGTTCAGCAGCTTGATGCCATACGAGACATTCGTGGTCGGGTCGCGGAAGTAGGTGGCATCGTCAATCAGCACCGGACGGTCGGCTACGATGTCGCCGGTCGGGCCGAAGGTCTGCACGCGCTCGTTGACCGGCCACGTGTGGGTCTGGTCAAGGGTAGAGAACACGGCCAAACGCTCCGTGTTCCAACTGTCCACCATCTGGTCAAACGCCGCGAGGGCGTCTTGCGCCATCGCAGCGGAGGGCGTCTCGCTTTCCGCCAGCACGCCAAGCAGGCGCAGCGCCCGAGTAATCTGATCGCCTGCCGTCGCCATGCGCTATTCCTCGGTCGTTCGGCGGCGCCGTTTGACCTCAAGGGTGTTCATCGGTTCGCCGTCCTGCACAGGCGCAGGCGGCTCCTGCGGGTCGTACTGCAACCACCCTTGGCGCAAGTCGGCGGCCATTTCCATTTCGGAAATGGCCACCTTGTTGCCGTGCCGCGGATGGCGCAGGTAGAAGTGCATCAGGCCGGCGCGATGACGAGCGCGTAGACCGGGACAGTCACCGTGTTGGCGAGCGTGCCGGTAGCAGCAGCGCGAACACGCAGCCGATCACCGCGCGCGACGACAAGGTTTGCCGCCGTGCCGTTCAGCACCAAGTCGCGGCGACCGTTGGCGACCAGCGCCGAACCGCCCGTAACCTGCGTGGTGTTTGCAGCCGTAGCCGCAAGCACCGCCGTCGAACCCGCGCCGGCTTGGCCCAGGTTCGTGATGCTGAACGTGATGTAGTTGGTGTTGTTGGCCGCCAACGCATCCGCGCCCGAAAACAGCGCCGCCGTGATCACGCCGTTGAAAGGCGCAATGATGGCATTGTCGGTGTTGCCGGTCGTGGCCACGGTAACGCTGTGCGTCTGCACCACCGCACCCGCAAACAGACCGTTCTCGGTCAGCGCAGCGGGGGCGATAGTGGTGCCAGACTCAAGTGCCGGGTCAGCGTATGCAACGCCGATGGGCTTGGAATTAGGCATCGAAGTTCTCCTAGAAAGGAGCGGCCCCCGCGTCGGTCAGACGCGAGGGCCGCAAGCCGTTACACGCGGTAGGCGACCCAAGTACCGTCAGTCACCTTGCGAGCGCGGTAGCGCCCCGAGGTGCTGATGGCAACCGTGGCCGAACCCACAACCGAGAAGCCCGTGCCGCCGTTGAGCGTCACCGCACCCGAGGCCGACCCCAGGTTGATGATGACGAACTCAAACGCCGAGTTGGCGCCCATGTTCGGCTCCGCCGCGTCCATGAGCGCAGCGGTGGGCAGCGTGAAGCCGACCGCCGAAGCGTTGGTAGACGTGATAAGGCCGTTGACGAGATCGCTCGTCGCGAGGGTGACAGTCGTGCCGGTGTAGGCGACGGGAGCCGCCTGCGGCGAAAACTGCACTTCATCCGGGTTGCCGGTGCCGACCTGGTATCCACCAGCGCCATTTGCAATAGCCATGTTTGAAAATCTCCTGAAAGGGTTGGTGGATTAGCCCCAGACGCGGGTGGCGAGCTGCGGGCGGATGACTCCGTAACCGTACAGCACGTCGATGCGGCAAGGCATCCGGTCGTTGTTGATGTCGTACTGGCGCACGATACGCAGGCTGATGCCGTTGTGAACCTGCCGCGAGGCCATGTCAACGCCCTGCGGGAGCAGGAGGTCGGCGGTGGCGAACGAAATCGCGTCCTTGTGGTACGCGAGGTTCTGCGGGTAGCTGGTGCTGGCGGCACCAACGAAGGTCACGACGGCGCTGTTCTGCGGGAACGAGTCCACGGTGGCGAGAGCGTGCGAGGACGTGTAGATAGCCGGGCTGATCTTCACGTTCGTGAACGCGCTGGCCGCAGCCGTGTTGGCTTCGGTCACGACGAACTGCTGGAGCGAACCAGTCGATTCGCGGGTCTGCGGGTTGACCGCAAACACGCCCGCGATGGTGAACACGTCACCCACCGCAAGCGTCTGGGCGGTCGTGCCGTTGAACGAAATGGTGTTCGCGCCCTGCGTGGACACCGTGCCGTTCACCGTGATGCTGCCCGAGCGGGAGCCGGTCACGAACTGCTTGATGGACTGCGACATGCCAATCTCGTCGAAGCCGAGGATGCCCTCGCCCATCATGCCGCCCTTGAACTGCTTGCTCACGGTGCTGACGGGGTTGAACAGGCCCTTCATGCCCTCAACCAAGCCGGCGTTGGCAGCCGGATTGACCGTGAGGTAGCGCGGCGACATCGGCGCAGCGGCCTCGTTGAGCTTCTGGTTGGCCTGGAGAAGAACCAACGAGGTCGCAGGCGTGGTGCCGGGGGTGCCGACCGACTGGTAAATGCCGTTGTAGGCGTTCGCCACATCGGCGTCCACGCTCGACGCAAGCTGCGAGATACGCGGCTTGAGGACGCGCTCCGCGAAGTCGTCCAACGACAGCGCAAGCTCGGCGGACGTGAAGTTCACGCCGACGTGCTTCTGGCTGGACACGGTGAGCGAGGTGAACTGCTCGTTGTCGGACTGCACCTGGAGGGCGGCACCGTCCGTCACCAGCGCACGATCCGGGAGACGGATGCGCAGGGTCGAGCCGATCTTGGCGCCTTCGACGGCGAACGAATCGTCGTACTGGCGGTTGACGTTGCGGGTGATCACCAGGTTGTTCTCAAGGATCTCAAGAGCCTTGCGGGTGATCATGTCAATAGTAAGCAGTGAATTGGCCACGGATGTCTCCGAAAGTAAGGGTTAGCGGTTCCGCGCTTCCCACATCTTCTGCTGCCGCAAGCGCTCGGCTTCAATCCACTCCGACGTACTCATGTCCTTGATGGATCGAGGGTCGGTCGTGTCTCTCGCCGGCGCACCTGTTGCCCGAGCCGTTACCGGCTTGATGGGGGGTGGCGCACTTGTCGTCTTGCGAACCGGAGCGGGGTTGTCAGCCAACTTCGCTTCGATTCGCCCAATCTCTTTGGCTTGCAGAAACGGTGCCAAGCGGGAGATACGGTCTGCTTCCTTGGGGTTAGACCCAAGGTAGTAGGCCACATCGGGGCCGACATCGGACGCCTGAATCGTCTCGGCCATCACGGTCGTGATTCGCAGCGAGGGGTTGTAGGCGACTTGTTCGAAGTCGTCGTACTTGTCCCGCGCCGATTCCTCACGCTCCTGATACGCCGAAAGCCGGTCAATGCGTTCGCGTTCAGCCTCGCGTTGGGCGAGAAGTTCCGCGGCTTTGCGTTCGGCCAGCGCCTCCGCATACGCCTCGGGATCCTCGTCCTTGGGCGGCAACGGCGCGTCGGCTCGGGGAGCCTCGGGTGCCTTCACCGCCTGTTCGCGTTCCCACTTGCGCCGTTCACGCGCAAGCCTCTTACCTACCGCCGCGTCCAGTTCCTCTTGGGTAAAGGTCTTGGAGGCAGGTGTTTCTTCCGGCTTTGCCGCCGCAGGGGCAGCACTTTCGGGTTCCGGGGTCGCCGTGACTTCCGGTTCCAGCGCGGGTACGTCCGCTACAACTTCACTCTCAGACATGGGGTGATCCTTGCGAATCCCTGGTCAACCGGGCCAGTACGGGTTACAGCATACGCTGTGGCGAAAAAGTGTCAAGCCTTCATGCGGGCGGCCATATCCTGAAAGGACGCAACCTTGGCGTTGAAGGCCGTGCGCTCGGCGTCAAGCTTGGCAGCGGCATCCGCAAGCGCCTGTTCCTTGGCGGCGGCGGCGGACTCTCGGGCGGCGACATCGCGCTCTCGGCCGGCGGCCGCGGTTTCACGTGAAACAAGCACCGCACGGGCATCCGCCTCAGTACGGTCAAGCTCCTTCGCGCGCGCGTCCAGTTCAGCGGCTTTCGCCTTGCTCTTGGCATCCGCTGCCTTGGCATCAGCGACCAGTTTGGCCGCCTGCTCCTTGGCTTCGGCAAGCTCCGCCGCCGCCGCCTCACGGTCTTTCAGCGCATCGTCAACGGCGGTGATAGCGCCCTGGCGCTTGCGCAACTCGTCGCGCAGTTCGGTCAGGCGCGCCAAGTCTAGCGGAAGCTGCCGGGTGTAGTAATCCACCGGGTCAAAAGCGGCGGTTTCGTTGGCTATGCTAGGCATGATGCACCCTTAAGCGTAGTAGCTGATGTTGAGGATGGCGCTGGCGGTCTGCTGGATGAAGCGAATCCGCGAGAGATCCCCGTCATACTGCAAAGTCACACCAGAAGCCAGCGGCATGCCGACCGTTGTAGTCGGGTCGGTGCCGTCATCGCGCCAACGGACGCCGGCGCCTTCGGGCGTGATGATGGCAAGCGTCGGCTTGGCCGACAGCCCGTTAGCGTCCCGCGTGGGGACGGTGAGCGAAACCGCACCGGACAGCGAAGTGATCTGCTGGTACCCGATGCAGGAAGTGATCGCCTTGAGATTGATGGCCATAGTCAGATTCTCCTGCGTTCTGTGAAGGAACGCAACTCGATGAAGTATATGTCAACCCCTACCGGCGGGGGAGGGGGGCCGCCCGAATATAGCAAGTCGGCGTTGTTGCCGACATAGGAATACGTCCCGCCGTCAGCCAAAAGGATTCTGTTTACGCGGAGGTTGGCATTGTTGCCCGAGTAGCTGTAAGTGCCGCCGTCCGCCGCCAAGACCCGGTTGAACCCCAGGTTGGCGTCATTCCCGCTGTACGAATACGTCCCGCCGCCTACCGCCAGGCTGTACGCGCCCGCTGGCGTGTAGGTCAAGACGGCATTGTTGCCGCTGTACGAGTACGTGCCGCCGTCAGCCGTGAGGGTGTATGACCCCGCTGCCGGCTGATTGAATAGCAACAGGAGGCTCATTCCACCTCCGTCTGCATCGGCACAGCAAAGCCGCCGCGCTCGTCCTCCGTCAAGGCAACCGCTACACCAAGCGCAATCAGCGCAGCGCCGTCAGCATCGGACACGATAGCCAACTGTCCGGCTTGCAGCACTTCGCCATACAACTCGGTATCGAGCGCAATAAGCACTTTCATGCTTACGCGAAAAAGATATCGCCCACAATGTCGTTAAGACCCACCGCCGTGTTGTCCGCATCAGCCGCGCCCGTGACCGTGGTCAGCCCGATACCCGTGGCGAATGCAATGCCGCCTTCGATGCTGAATGTGTTGACGTTGTTGGGCGGAATTGCAATCGTTCGCACAACGCCAGTACCAGCCGTGGGCGTCGTTGTCTGATTGTGCAATTTGACGTATCGCCACGCCGCGTTTGTATTCGCCAGCGACCAGCCAATTACGCGACCGGGCGATCCTTTAACAATCGTCGCATTCGTCGTGGCGGCAGAAACAAGGTGCGTACCGGACGCTGCGCCCGTGGCGTTGGCGCGGTACTGCTGGCCCACATCGCCAATCGCAGCGGTACCTGCCGCAATGGTGGCGTTGGCGACAGTCGCCGTGACCGTGCCGGATACAGGCTGCGTCGGGCCAGCGGTAGCCTGCACGACAGGGAGCGCCGCCTGCGTACCGAGCGGACGCACGCCCGCGAGATAGGTCGGGACATTGCAGTTGTCCTCGACCGCCACGAAGCCTACCGTCCAAGTGGTCGTGGAGGCGGGAGCCGTTGAGCCGTTGAACGACCAGAGGTAAAAGTACAACTCCACGTCATCGTCGGGGATGTTTTCAATGCGCGAGGCGCGGCTGGTGACGGTTGACGCGGCAGCAGACGCGACGAGCGTATCCGACCAGTTGATATTCCGACCGTCCGCATACGTCTGCATCACATGACCGGGCGAGGCGGTCGTGTTGATAGTCGCCGTCGTGTCGCCGCTGTTCCATCCGCGCCGCTGCGAGTCTACCGAGGCGTTGGTCGCCGTCGTGCCGCTGTACACCGTGCGGATGTAGTTCCGCCCGAACAAATCGACCGTGCAAGAGCCGGACGCAGGCCAGCCCGCCACCGTGAAGTTGATGGTGTCCACAGTCGGTACGGATGCAATGGCATATCTGCCCGGAACACCGTTCGCGCCGCTGATCGCGCCGACGAACATGAATTGACCAACGTTGGCAGAGGTAAACCCGTGCGCGGTCTTGGTAACGGTGATACTCGTCGCGCTGTTGATGGTGCAGGACAAGCCCTCGCCAATTCTATCGGCCAGCATCGCCACGAAGTTTTGGTTAGCAATACGCTGCGAGAGAATCGTCTTGTGACGCGCCGTGAGCGACCCACGGAACGAGGTCGTGGAACGCGCAAGGAACTCGCTGTTCGCCGTCGTGCCGGTCGTAACAAGCAGGTTGCTTGACCCCTGCGTGACACCCATGCCCGTACCGAGTCGCCGCTGCGTGAACTCGGACGCAAGCAGGCTTGACCCGGTATCCGCGAAGCCGACCGACCAGATATCGGCGGGAGACTGACGCACGACCGCGCCACCGTCACCAAACAACGGGTGGCTCGTCCGCACGCGCATATGCGTTGTCGAGTCGGCAAGGCCGTCCGACACCTTCATGCGCTGGTATTGCGCCCCGGCAATATCGTCGGTGGCGACCGATTCGCCAGTACCCGGCAGGATTACGTTGTCAGCCATAGTTTTTAACTCAGCGTGATGGCAGCGCCAGTAAAGTCAACGGTAAAGGTTTCGGTGTTCGCCATCGTGATTGACGAGCCGTAATCCCACCAGCCCACAAGCGGGTCACCCGCCACGGTGTCATCAAACAGCACGACATAGCGGAACGGGCCAACGCTGCCCGATGCCGTCATCACCAAGTCCGCGAGGACAAGCGTGTAGGTGCCGCCCGACTGCGAAGAACTCGTCGTCGTGACGTTGCGCGACGAGAGGTTGGTGTACGAGATCTGCGTGATGTCGGCCAACACGCTGTTAGTCGCAACTGGCGCGGTGTTGGTCAGGGCGATGACAAACTGATCGGTGCCAAGGTTGGCGCTTTCCGGCATGTTTTCAGCCCACGCCTGGAACTTGTTGTAGGTAGCCATTAGGCCAAGAACCTCAGCTTGTAGAGGGTGGAAAGGTACAGGCCAACAATCTCGTCAATGACGTTCTGGATGGCCGAGTCATCCTTGCTGCACACCTTGTAGCGGTTGGCCTCAACCTCTGCAAGTGACGCCTGCAAGAACTCGACAATGTTGCCGGTCTTTTTGATCGGCGCCATCGTCACCGCACCCATCAGCCCATGCCGGCCCTGATACGCCTCTGCGAAAGTGTCGGCAAGGTCAACAATGCCGTCGTAGAAGCCTGCCAACGCCTGGTGCCGCGCATAGCTGCGCGTACTCAGGTGAACCGAGTGCGCAACGTCGCGCGCGGCAAACAGGTGGCCTACGAACTCTGAGGCTTTCATGCCATACCCTCCGGCGGCATCCCCATGCCCATGTCAGGCGGGGCTTCCGGCATCTCGGGCATCTCCGGCGCCAAGTCGCCCGAAGTCATCATGCCATTCAGCGTGCCAAGCACGATGTCTTGGATCTGCTCAGGCGTCATCTGCTCCTGCACCGCGGCAATCCGCTTGGTTTCGGCCTCAAACGCCTTGATGTCAAGCTCACGCGCTTCCATAGACGTCTGCACCTTCTGGAGCATCGCGTGCATCATGTCCATCTCTTGCGCCATCGCCTGCATCTGCATGTTGGCAGCCTGCAACGCCGGGTTTTCCTCGTCGGTCAGCAGCTTCGGGTCGATCATCTTGCCAAGGCGCTTGGCGATCT